GTTCCAAGAATATTTGTATCTCCACTATTAATTTTATCCCATGGAGGATAATAAATATCAGATTGTACATATTGATCTTCTTCTAATAAACCATATATAATAAGTGCCATTTTAGAAGCATTTTGTTGTCCTTCTTTATGTGAATTACCAATACCAAAACCAATATATTTTTCTTCTTTTTCATTAGAAGAATTATGTTTTTCAACACCAACAATATATTTTCTTTTATGAGGTGGTCCTTCCATATAAATAATTTCATAATTAGGGTGTGACCATTCATTTGAATGATGATATTTAAGTAAAATATCTTTATAATTACTATCGCAATATAATTTATCACTATAATCAATTAATGTTTCTAAGAGATTAATAATTAGTAATAAACATATTTCAAAACCATTACTTAAAAATAAAGCACCTAAAAAAGCTTCAAATACATCTTCGTGTATTTTATCTAAATTTCTTCCATTCATATTTTCAATACTTTTTGAAATTATAAAATATTTACCAAGTCCAATTTCTTTTGACATAATTGGTAAATTTTTTTTGTCTTCAATTTTTGTTTGAAGTTTTGTCATAAAACCTTCATTTTCTTTTTCATATCTATTAAAAAGATAAAAAGAAACAATTAATTTTAAAACTCTATCACCTAGATATTCTAATCTTTCATAACTATTTTCTCTAAGTTCAAGTAATTCAGTTGGGTTACCTAATTCCTTTTTTGAAGCTTCTAAAATTTCAGGTGGATAAATTGCTTTTTTACAATAAGATTTATGTGTAAATGATTCTCTAAAAGCATCAATATTATGTACTTTATCTATTTTTACATTAAATTGATTTAATAATTTAATAATATCATCTTCTTGTACAAGAATATTATTTAAATTATAAGGTATTTGTATAATCTCTTCTTCTCCTAAATTATTTGTAACTTTAAATCCTTCAATTATATAATTTGTTTGCATTAAGTATAAATGTTATTAATTCTATAAATCAAAATTCAATTTTTTTATAAATTTATTGTAATATCAATTAATCCATCTTTTATAATTTCATCAGAAGAATATTTTTTATAGATATTACTATTTTGTATTAATTTACCATCTGCTTCTATTAATATTGTATAATTACTTAAATTATCTTTATTTATACCTTGGCTATGAACAAAATCTAAAATATCTATTTTTAAATTTGTACGAACATGTTGACATCTGCTACAATATTGTGTATCTCTATTAATACCAAACCAAGATACAAAACCAGCATACCATGAATCCTTATTTTGTTGTGTTAATATTTCTGTTTTTGGATAAATATATGCATATATCATTATAGATTCACGAGGTATAGGTATATCTATAAGATTTATATATGCATTTTGTGTTTCATATTTCTTTAAAGGAATCAAATTATAAGTATATTGATATTGATCTAAAGATAATACATTTTTTAATTGTAAAAAATTATTTGTATTATTTTTCCAACCAAAGGTAATACTATTAGAAAATGGTGGTAAAAATTCATCTAGACTTTTTTTTGTAAATATTTTTTTAGTATCATTGTTAAGCAGTAACCAATTATAATAAAATCGATCCATATTACAATGATGTAACCAAAATATAGGATCAAATGCAGAAATACTAATATCACTCATATTACCACCATTACCACCAATAATATTATGTATTGAATTATGTGGTGTTTCTAAAGGTACATAACTATATGGTTTATAAGTTTTTATAACACTAACTAATTGTGAACTAAATTCTTCATATGTTTTGGCATGTAATGTATTATATAACTGTGTACGAATAGTTTTTATTTGGTTAAATTCTTTTTCAGTATTTGCTTGTATGTATCCATTTCTTTTTGTTTTAGTTTTTATACCATCTGGATAATAATATGCAGAAGATAAAGGATTACGGATAGTAATATTTTTATTATCATATAGAATTGTAATTTCTGGAGAATTTAAAAAAGAATAATCATAATTTTGTTGTGTAATGTCAAAATATGGTAAAGCTATATATGTTTTATCTTGTGATTTATTATATATATTTAATAATTTTTCAAATTCATTTAAATATGGAACATGCCAAGAAATGAAAGGCTCTACTGAATGAGCACAATAAAATGGTTCTCCGGTTTTTGCTATTTTAGTAACAACAATAGGATCAGTTGGACATAATACATCAGGATCATTTGGTTTAAAGCTATTTCCATGAATACCACAAATTCGTGACCAATCATCTGAATCTTCTAAATTTTTAAGTGCCATTATAAACTTAGCAAATTCATGCGGATAATTTTCTTTTAAAGTAATAATATTTTCGCGAATATATTTCATATAATATTTATTATAAAATAATATTGATTTTTATTTATTTAATATGTTATATATAATTACACATATAAATAAGATTATAAATTGAATTATTAAATTATAATTTGTATTATGATTAGAATTAGAATTTTGACACAATATATATGTTCTTATTTCATTTATTATTTTATTATAATTAGATGATTCAAGATCACAATTATCTAGATTAACTTTAAGTTCATATTTAATTTTCTGAAACATATCATCGTGATATTCATTACATTTATTTAAATATTCAATATCTATTTTATCTTCACCATCTCTTGCTCTTGTTTTAATTCTTTTTATGCATGTATCTGGTTTTGTATGTAAATATATAAATTTATGTTCAGGTAGTTTTTTAACAAACTCATCAAACCATTTATTATAAATTTGATATTCAAAAGTATTTATTTTATTTGAATCAAATAACATTTTAGCAAAAATATGTTTATCTGTATATAAACTTCTTTCTGTAATAATTATACTATTTGGATATTTTGTCATTGTATCATTTAAAATTTTAAATCTGCTAATAAGTGCCATCATTTGAAAAGGAAATGAATATTTATCGGGATCTTCATAAAATTTTTCAATAATATTTTTTTTATCATCTTTGATTTTAATCCATTCATTAACTGGTTCTTCTAAGAAAATAATATACTCTTCATTTATAAATTGATCTTTTAATTTTTTAACAATTGTGGATTTTCCACTTCCTATATTTCCATCTATACTGATAACAATTGGCATTAATAAATATAATTGTTATAAATAAATATATTTATCAATTTTTTAGATATCTTCTTCAACAGGTAAAATTTCTTGTACAATATCTTTATAGCTCATTATTCTCATTTTACAACAATACCTTCTAAGTTTTAATGATTGTAATAATTTTTCTTTTAATTTTTCTTTATCTTCTTTAGTGTATCTAGGATTATCACAAATTTCTTTACTTTTTGTTTCCCATTCTAATATTTTTTGACCAAGGAAATAACCACAAGTTGGACAGGTTGAATACAGCATTAATATATAAAGTTACATATTTTTAATTATATTTTTCAAATTTTTTTATTATATAATTTAATTATGAAACCTGAAAAAAATAATACATTTAATCAAAAACAATTTAATAATGATTTTGAAAAAAATGATGATAAGATAAATAAAAATAAAAGATTAAACAAAAATTTATCATATGATATTGAAAAAATTATACAACCACATCAACAAACAGTTGAAGATATTATTATTAATATTAGAGATATGATTTTTATTATTATTGATATGTTAGAAAGTCAAAAAAATCCAATACCATTTATTTTATCTTCTGATTCAAGAATATTTACATGTTCTTTAATGTTAATTATTTTTGGAACATTATTATTAATACTAGGAACTATATTACAATCACCAAAATATTAAATATTATATTTAGGTTTTCCTACTTCTTTTTTACAAACAGGACAATTATAATTATATTTACTTAACCATTCCTCAATACAATTTGTATGAAATGTATGATCACATGGTAAAATTATTACTTCGTTATCTTTAACTAATTCATCCATACAAACACTGCAACATTTATCTAAATTATTTTCAAGAGTAACTTTATTAAGTTTATTTTTTTCTTCTTCATCTAATGTACAAACTACATTTTCTTGATTAGGTATATTTATAAGTTCTGAAAATAACTCATCTGCTATATTCATCATAATTGTGTTGTACATAATTGAAGAATTAGAAGGAAATCTTCTTCTATTTAGATTATTACCGATAACTGTAAATTCATTAGAAAAATTATTTATAAATGGTATATTAGGTGGAATATTTTCATCTAATTGTTCATCTTCATTTTCTTCTAATTGTTCTTCTTGTTCTTCTTGTTCTTCTTGTTCTTCTTGTTCTTCTTGTTCTTCTTGTTCATGATTACTTTGGTTAATACTATCTTCCAAGTTTCTATTTTCAACATAATTCATTGTTGCTGGATTAATAATATTTCTTATTAGTGTATTCAAAATATTATTACTTTGTGTATTAGAATTATTAGAGTTATTAGTGTTACCAAATAGTTCAGTTAATAATTCATTTTGAATTTGTTGAGCAGATTTTACATCTTCTAAATCATCAGCATTTAAAGGTATACCAAAAGAATCATAAAACTCTTTTAATAGTTTATTTGCGTCAGAATTACTCATACCATTATCAATCATATTGGTTTTAATTGCTTTAATAATGTCTGTTTCATCATCATATTCTTCTTCATAATATGTACGTAATGCGAATAATTGATCAAAATCCATACAAATATTGTATTTATTATATACCATAAAATATTCAATTTTATTTAAAAATAAATTTAAAGGCAAGTTATTATATATAAGTATGGAATTTCAATTAGAAAATATAAGAGATAACCTTTATTTAAAATATTTAAATAATTTAAAAAATGGTACAAATAAATTAACAGTAAATATTGATAATTTAACAAGTAAAATAAATGAATTAAGTGCTGTAAATACAAATAGTGAAACAAAAGTAAATGATGTAGTTACTGAAACAGATTTATTATCTGAAAATATAGATTATTTATTTTTAAAACCTTGGAATAAAATAAATAAAATTCATAAAATAATTAAAATAAAAGAATTCGTTAAAAGTTTAGACTGTCCTGAAAAGGAAAAAGAAAATCTAAAAGAAGAACTTATTGAAAATATTAAAACCAATAATAAGTTTAAAATAACATATGATGAAAAAAAAGGACGTATAATTTCAATACCAAATTTAAGTTTTTCAAATGGTAAATATAATATAAATTAAAAACCAGCTAATTTATAACCCAATTCTGTTAGTTTTGGTTTATTAATTGGTGTTATAAAATCTTCTTCATTTAAATCAACATATGGTGTTTTAGGTATAGTTAAATTTTTATAAGGATTATGTGTTGTTGTTAACATTGAATTAAATATTTGTTGTTTTTCTATAATTTGTTCATCGGTTGCAAAACCTCTTGGCATATAACATAAATATGTAATACATCTAAAATTTGGTGTTATTCTATTCTTATTTGGCTCTAGACCACAATGTATAGTTCTTCCATCCCATAAAACCAAAGAACCCTTGGGACATGATATAATTTTTTCTTTACAACCTTTATCATAGTAAAAATTTAGTTCATCAGTATTCAATCTATACCAATCATTTGTATCATTTATATCATAATACTCAGCAAATTCCTTATGATATTTATGTGAATTTTCTAAAAATGCTAATGTACTATCACCTTCATTAACATCTAATCCTGTTATCCAACTTTGTAAATGTGTAAAATTATTTGTTGTATAACTTTGATCTGTATGATACCATCTATATTGATCAGTCCAAAACTCATCACCTGTAATTTCAGGAGGAAAATGTAAAGATGAAGAATCAAAACTAACTAATAATTCTTCCGATTTAACATTCCAAAAATTAGCAAATACATTTACAATTTTAGGATTTTGACGAACATCCCAAGCCATTTGACAATGACCAACTCCCCAAAATTTTACAATCATTTTTATAGCAATATTTTTTTGGAATAAATAATAAATATTTTTATATGTACTTTCATCATTTCTTTTAATTGGTTCTTTCCAATTTTGTGATATATGTTCTAAGTAATCCCACATACCATTAAACATATTATTACATTCTTCATCATTAAGCAAATTAGGTATAATAGCAACACCATGTTTTTCAATTGTTTCTTTTAAATTATCAATTGTAGTATAATATTCCATATAATATTTATTTTAATATATTTCTAAATAAAATAAAAAAAATTGTTATTTAAATAGAATATTATAATGATTAATAATTAATGAAGATAGATAAAATTATAGAAGAAATTAAAAAAATAATAAAATATCCTAATATGAATCATAAATACTTGTGTCATAATACAAAAAATATTTATACAGAATTATCAAGTAAATATGATATAGATTATGAATTAATTAAAATAATTATATATAATTTATGTAATAAAAATGAAAGTATGATATGTTATAGAGATTATGATAAATTATTTAGTAAAATTAAAATTCCAGATGAATATCAAAAATTAGAAAAACATTTTCAAAAATTAAAAAATTTACCACAACCTGAACAAAGAACTAAAGAATGGTTTGATTATAGACATAATAGAATTACTGCATCAGATACTGCTGCAGCAATAGATTTAAATCCTTATGAACCTGTTGAATCATTTATATTAAAAAAGTGTGATCCAGATCATAAATTTTTAGACAATGAAAATGTTTATCATGGGAAAAAATATGAACCTATAGCAACATTAATATATGAATATATTTATAATGTAAAAGTAATTGAATTTGGTGCATTGCCAAGTGAAAAATATAAAATACTAGGTGCATCACCTGATGGTATATGTTCATGTAGTACATTAGATCATAAATTTTCACCTATGTTAGGAAGAATGTTAGAAATTAAATGTACAACAACAAGACATATATACACAAGTGGAAGAATACATGGAAATATTTGTCCATATTATTATTACTGTCAAGTACAACAACAATTAGAATGTTGTGATTTAGAAGAATGTGATTTTTGGCAGTGTAAAATAATTGAGTATAAAACAAGAAATGATTATTTGTCTGATTTATGTAACAACACAGTTCATACAATAGGAACAAATGATGAACAAATAGAAATTGATAATAAAATAAAATCCGGTTTAATATTAAAATTTTTACCAAAAAAATGGGAACCAGAATTTAATGGAGATAGTATTGAATGGAAAAGTAAATTTATATATCCACCCCGTTTAGATATGGATATTATTGAATATGATTCATGGGTAATGAATACACTATCAAATTGGATGAATATTCATAGTGAATTAGCTGAAACACATATATTTGAAAAAATTGTGTATTGGAAATTAGAATCAAGCCATAATGTTCTAATAAAAAGAGATAGAAAGTTCTTTGGTAACATTTATCCTTTATTAGAAGATACATGGTCGAAAGTTTTATATTATCGAGATAATCTAGATAAATTAAATGACTTAAAAAATATAATTGAAAAAAGAAAAAAATATAAAAAATTTGATACAGAAATAAATATTAACGATAATGAAATTATTGAAAACAAAATAAATTTTTTATATGATAAAATTGAAAAAAAACCTGTAAAAAAATTTGAAAAAAAAAATATAGTTTTAAGCTCTGAATATGAAAATTGTGATTTTGTTGATTAAAAAATTAATATATAATCAAAAAATTTTCTTTTATAAAGTTATATAATGAAGAAAACTAAATCAAATAACAATGAATTATTTACTGGAATTAGAAGATTAACAAAATTATCTGATAATAAAAATCTAAAAAAAAATTCAAAAAAAAGTTCTAAAAAATCTAATAAAAAAAATAAATTGGACAAAGAAACAGCAGATATGTTAAAAATTATCAATTCTGAATCTTCTGTTGAAAATAATCAAATGAATTTTCAAAGTAAACAAAATAATAAAAATATGTTTAAAGATGTAGATATGTCAATGGTTACTGATTTTGTACCTGTAGATGAACGTGGAAATGTTATAGTTCATAATAGAATTGCTGATTTATTTGGTCCAATTCAACAAATTAATGCAAATGCACCACAAATATCTAATAATAATAT